GTTTGGTGTGGGGTGGTGTGGGGCGCGCCCCTGGCCCGGGTATGTTGTTTTCCCGGGCGAGGGCTAGGAGGGGTCCTTAGTGACCTCCACCGTCTTCGGGAAACCACCACCGGTGAGGTCAGTGGCGGCAACCGTCGGTGTTGCGGATACCTTAGCGATCACAAAACCAGCATCCACCGTGCCGGTAGCCTCAGCCTCGTTTTCACCCAAAACCCGGATAGCTGCCTGCACAGCCGCAGCATCAGCGTTATAGGGGATAGCAGCGGTGGTTTTCCCGCTAACAGTAATGGTGTAGGTGCCGCCCGTGGCTCCTTTGACAGAGAACTTGTATTTGGCGCCGGATAGTTTGTGGGCGCCGGTGATGCCCATGAGCTTCGCCAACTCCGGGGTGAAGCCGGGGCCAGCCAGGCCGAACCCGTACATGGAGCCGTACTTTTCATCTTCCTGCGCAGCCAAGGTCAGCGGGAACGTCAGCGCATCCGTTTCGGAAAAACTCTGTTTGCCACGCTTTTCGACCGTGATCTTAGGGAAAATGAAATGCGGGTAGATCTCAGCGCCTGGGTCGCCGTCCTTAGCGAGCACCAGAGCGGAGTATTCCCGCACCCGGGCAGCCCGGCGCTTCTTAGCGAAAAATCCGGTGCCCTCATCGTACTGCCCCTCCAGAAGATCGTAGAACATCTGCAAGGTTCGCCAGCGGGATTCTTGGGCGGTGAAATCAATCGTAAACGTTTCATCGGTCACGAATGCGCGGCGTCGGCCGCGGCTACCATAGCCCTCAGGCCCTTCCACCTTCGAATCGGGGGCCAGCTCAACGCCGGCTTTTTTCTCACCTTCGCCGATTGGGAACCAGCCTTCCGGCAGCTCTAACAGCTTACCTGTGCTATCGGTGATGCGATCTGGGATTTTAATCCCATAGGGGCACAGCAGAAGCGCATAGTCCAAGGCGGCAAACAGCAGGTCATCTGTTTTATCTTTTAATTTGTAGAAGTCCGTGGTGGTCATGGTTATCTCCTTTCCCCGCACGTTGCGGGTATTAAGAAAGCCCCCAGGAAAACCGGGGGCAAGGGTTGTTATTTGTGGCTTCGGGGCCGGCGGATCGTGATCTCATAAAGAGCATTCACATACCTGTGGTCGGGGTTGATCCAGGGGGGCATTACTGATCCCACCCGCTCGGTGATACTCACAATACGGACCGGCACTTGCGGGTGAGTAGGGAAAACGTCTAGCATCCACGCCCTCAGGTAGCTGTTGATTTTCTGGGCGTCAGCGCGGGTTTCCGCCAATACCCCAATCTCTACGAGTGGGACATCCACCTGGTTGTTGATGTCAGCAGCACCGGTGGTGCGCTGCACTACAATCAGTGGGGTTTGCTGGATCTGGGTTTCGTAGTCGTCGGGGATCCACGTGCCCACCCACGGCTGAGGCGTCATCTGCTGGGCTACCTGGTCGAGGGCGGCCACAATAATTTGTTCCGCATCCGGCCACGGCACCAGGTCGTCGGGAATGATGATGGTCATAATCGTACCGCCTTAATTGTCTTACGTAGCATCGCCCGGGGCGCAACGCTGCCCCGCCCGTGGCGGGATTTGACCCGGTGCCCGAACTCGACCGGCACACCATAGGGGGCGTCTATCGAGACCGTGGCCACCAGCCGTTTGCGGGCTTTACCCGTGTAGGGGCGGGCTATTTCCACATCGACTGCGCCGGAGGATGATAGCCGGCCGGTATCCCGGGGCGCCACCGTAGCGTAGATGGCCTGCGCTAGATAGCCGGCACGGTACAAGAGCTCCTCCACCTCAGGGCCCTCCAGGTATCCTTTCATGATTCGGGGCGAAAACTTCATGATTATCGCACCTCCTCACAGATCACCGCGGTCCCCACGATGACGCCTTCCCTGCGGGGATGCTCCCACAACTGCGACTCAATGACTTTTAGTTTTCTTCCGAAACCCTCGATAATATCCCCGGTGCGAATATCCGGGGCCTGGCGTTTGATATACACCGTTGGCCGGGTAGACACCACCATTTTGCGGTCTGTATCGACCGTGGCCTGAGCCCAGGCGATTCTCGCCCCAGTGATCGTGAGAACCGGCACTGGGGCAGTCAAATCACCGAACTTGTCCCGGGTTCGGCGGAGTACTTGGATTGTGGCCACAGCCGTCACCATCCTTCGGCAGTGATGCACCGGAATCGCTGCTTAGATAGGGCGTTCTCCAGCATCGTGCGCTCCTGGGCGGAAATGAAGAAATTCCCCTCACTGTTACGGAACGATAGCGTAGAGGTGAACGGGCCGGCAGTATCAGTGACGGACTGTGCACCATCCGAGAACTCGGCGTTTTTCTCCGCCAATAGAGCGCGCTTCACAATGGCAACCGTGACAACCCGCAGCACCGACGCCAGGAGCGCATCTGGCGATTCGGGGATGGTTGGGTATGTGGCACGCAGGAAAACGCTAGCATCCTCCAGCAGCACCTGAAGGTCGCTATCTTCCATGCTGTCGGGGATAAGTCGCCTGGCGCGGGCGCGCAGGTCATCCGGGGATGCGTAGGCCGGCATGTTAGCTACCCAGGCCGGTGATCTTAATGACCGCAAGCGGGTCCGTTACCGCGTAGGCGAGCATGGCGCGGGTTTTCGTCCAGGTCAGGTCCCGGTCCTCATCACGGTAGGTTGTGGTGGTGATGCCTTCTTCCACTCCCATCGTACCTACTTGCTGCTCGGCGATGAGCCAGCCTTCACCCTTGGTGGCTAGCGGGCTGGAAATAACCTCTAGGCCCTTGTTTTGCAGGAACTTGGTTTCCGCCTCATCATCATCGAAGGCGTTGGAGAATTCCAAGTGGTCATCGGGGTGGAGAGCTAGCAGATTGTACACGTAGCCCATTTGGGATTTCCGCCCCTCGGTGAAGGCCTTATTAATGTCAGCCCGAATGGACTTGGCTGCGGTTTGGTCTAGCTTCTTGGTTTTGTTAATGGTTGCCCAGCCGCCGGATTCCACCTTGATGATATCCGCATCATAGGCGGTAAGTGCTTCGCGGACAGCCTGCATGCCCATGCCATCCAGATCATAAACCATGGTATTGGCGACCCGTTGGGCACGCCGCTGCATCATAGTCAGGTCATTGCGCTTTGCAGCCTCATCAGTCACGGAGAACTTACCGCCAACCTTAACGGTCTTGATGACCTTGGGGTCATCGGTAGTGACGTCCACCGTGGGGTAGTTACCGCCAGGGGCGATGACACCATTATGGTCGTCGGCAAGCAGAGCGTTCTTCAACGCTACCTCGTAGAGGATAGCACCGCCCTTAGCCTCACCAGTGGAGAAAATCCGGTCAGTGAACATACCAAGGGCAGTAATGTCAGCAATGTAGCGGGCAATACGTGTGGGCTCCTGGAGCATCATGTCCAGGGTGATAACCCCGTCGGCCACTGTCGGGGCGACGCCGGGGAAAAGGCCAGTGTTTTGCATGAGAAATCCTTGTCTTAGAGTAGGGCAATAGTGGCAGATTTACCTGATGTGCCCTTAGTGAGCGCAATAGCGACTACAGGGCCAGCAGCAGCCTTGACTACCTTGCCGTCGGCTGCGGTGCTGAGCTTGTCGCCGGCAACAAACGTGCCAGCGGCTAGGGCATCGAGAACATGCCCGGCGCGGTAAACAGTGACATAGCCGTCCTTGTCTACATCATGAGCTACTACACCAAACGGGTAAGCGTCAGCAGCGGCAATATCAACAACCGGGGTTCGGCCAACAATGTCGTCGGCGGGAACAACAAACGTGCCGGCGGGGATTTTCTTCTTCGCTTTCACCGTGATAGCGGCTGCTGGATCGTAGTGAACTTTAGTGATATCCATGGTATTCCTTACTGTTTGTGGTTTTTGCGGAGCGCTTTAGGCACCCATGAGCTGGGGTAGGTTACCGGGTCTGGCTGGGGTTCGTTACCGACCCCGGACCCAGACTGGACGTTTTGGCGGGGACTATTCGACGGCGGGGCGGTATTTCCTGCACCGTAGAGTTCTTTAATCCTGGCCGCGCGGGCCTCTAGTTCTTCTTTCGTGCCAGTACCCAGCAGTGGCACATCCTCAGGTTTGATGCCGTGGGCTGCTGCGACTTCCAGCAGCAGGTTTGTGGTTTGGGCTTGGGCGAGTTCCTGCTGGGCTGCGGCTAGCTTCTCTTGGGCTAGCTGGAGCTCTGATTTCTGCGAGTCCTCATGCTGCTGCCATTTCTGGGCGGCGGCTTGAACCGCATCGCGTTCTTGCCGGGTTTTTTCCAGCTCCGCTAGGGCTTCTTCCAGGGTCATCTCCGGGGCTGGGGACTGCGATGGGGAGGATTCTTCCGAGTTCTGCACAGCAGGGTTCGTGGTTTCTTCCTGTTTTTCATCTTGGGTATCGGTGATATTATTCGGCATGATTGCCTCCTTGATTGTGTGAAATGTAGGGGGTGGGCATAAATAAACCCCACCAGACCGGTGGGGTTAGTCCATAGCGATGCGAGCCCTTCCGCGTTTCAAACGCACGTGGGTCGAACTCCTCAAAAACAGGCAGATTTGGGCATAAGATAACCCGTAATCTCATTACATGAAATTACGGGTGTGTTGGCGATTAAGCGGCCAAATAGTTCACAGGGGTCATAGTAGCCTTCATGTCTACCCATTCTTCCAGATGGGTTTGGATATGCATCTTAACTACTTCCCCATCAGACTTACGGACAAGCGCCACAGGAGTCCCAGGAGGGTTTAAGAACCGCTTATCTCCCTGAAAAGACTCCAACGCGGCAATAGTAGCGAAGAAAAACTCATCATTTTCCAATCCGGTTTCCTTCACATGAGGCGTACCTACCTTCACCATTTCATCCGCTTCTTTGCGGAAGATGTCGTAGGCGGTTCTCTTATCAATCACCACAAACACCTCTCTTACATACAACCAGATCTGACTTACATGCTAGCAAATGGTTGAATAACATCAGGAAGATTCCAGGCTACAGGCTCAGCATTATCCAACCTAGCAATAATGACATCGGTGGCAGCTTCAGCATCTATTTTCTCATAAGGAATTACCTTTCCAGCTTGGGGATCAACGAATACCACGCCACCGCTTGCCTTCTTCCAGAGAATCACATGCCTTTGCTGCGCATCCGCTATTTCAAAGGAAAACACCCCATAACCATCAGGCATTTTCTTTAACGCAGCTTCCCAGCCTTCAGCGGTGGTTTGAATTGCCTCTACTGGACCTTCAGGGGTTTCCCACATCTTCAAAGCCTCAAGGATTTGAAGACCTCCACCAGAGCCGGAATACAAGGTAGCGTACGGGTAGATGTCATAGCCGCGCATCCGCATCACAGCAGCAGCAGTAGCACGCACACAGTTAGCAAAGGAATTCACACGAGATACCTGCACTGCTGCCTGCTCCATAGTTTCAGGTGCTTCCAGCCGCGGGTATTCGTCCAAATCATATGGATAAAGCGTCGATAACCGTAGTTCGGGGAATCCGTCTTTCGCCGGCAGCGTGAATGTTCCATCACTATTTGGCTGTTCGAAAGCACTCCCAGCCAACCCCATACCGCCGTCTTCTGACACGCTACCGGAATCCTCCACCGGCCGGGGAGACTGACCATGGTCTTCCCCGCCGGGGTGAGAGTCGGGCACTATCTCCTCTGGCTGCTGGCCAGGATCGTCGGCGCTATCCTTAAAGGTTGCGAATACTTCTGGATTTTCTTTCGCCAGTTGCCGATAGCGGCTGCTGAACCGGTCTATTGGCATCTCTAGGTCATTATCTAGTTCCTCTTTGGTGGGATGATCGCGGGCGTCATTCCAAAGCGTTTTAAGCGCCTTGTATTCGGCTTCGCCCTCCCATGGCCTTCCCTTAATCACCAGCACTGCTTTGCAGTCGCAATGATCGTGGTACGCTTTGCCTTCTTCCGAGGTGAGGACGGTGGATTCCTCATACACGGGTCCGCGGGACGCAAGCATGGCGCAGAACGCGCAGCTTTCCGCACCGGTGAGAACCCTGGCCCATCCCAGCACTACCCCACCGCCCTTGGCCGGCCGGACATATTGGTCAACTGCTACCTTGCGGGGGTCGGAGAGCTCATCACGCAGTCGCCTGGCATCTGATTCGTTATCCACCTGCACTACAACCCGTCGCTTAGCTGGTTTAGCCTCATTACGGTCAGCCGTATCAGCGATGGCATCCCTGCCTGCGGCACGGGCATGGCGGGCTGGCCCGTCCGCGCCCCGTGGG